AGAGCGGCGTACAAAGGCGAATGGCGCGAGGATGCTCCGGTGTGGGTATCCTTCTCGCAGTTTCACTCTCACTTAGAGGTGAAGCCTGCTATTACGAATGCCTCCCTTTCGCGGGTACTCTTCAAGCATTTGGGAGTGAGTAAATTTCATGCAGGGCGCCACTCGTTTGCTGTGTTTATGGATGACGCAGGAGCATCACTCTCTGAGATAGGCAATCGACTAGGGCATGCTTCATTGGCAACTACCAGCGAGTACATGAAGCGGCTACGTAGTGCAGAGAATCCATATGCGGCAAAACTTGCTGCGATGCTGGAAATAGGAGGATGAGGTGAATAAGAATATCATTTGGGTCATGGATTCTGATCTCTGTGAGGAATGCGGTCAACTGCTCAGTGATTGGGGATATTGCGAGTTTTGCGGCTGGTCCCCTACTGATGTTGAAATGGAGGATGAGGATGACCCCTGGTGGGATGAACAGGATGAAGATGATTGGCAAGAGATGGCTAGAACTCCAGCGCCATCTCCAGGTAAAAACAAGGGCACATAGAGCGGGTCTATCATGAAAATGCTACGAACTATACGCAGACGACAGAAAAGGACGCTTGCCCAGGTCGCAGAGCAGACAGGATTATCAATTTCCTATCTCTCTGATCTAGAGCATGGACGTACTCAGCCATCGATGAGAACGTTGCACAACCTGGCAAGGTGTCTGGCTGTTGGTCCTGCTGCTCTGCTTGATGGACTAGAAGGGGTGAAACGTCTAAAACATGGAGATAGTGTTGAGGCATGGGCAATGCATGAAGTACGGATTGTCTGCCCGACCTGTCGGCGTATGCTCTCTAGGAACTTCAAGCCATTCTCACGTTTTTATCCTATTATCTCATGTGAATGTGGGCAGGCTTTCAAGATCGATTGGGAAAGCAAGGCAGATGACCCAATCGTTACTATACATACCTTTGTTGATATTGATATTCCAGAGATGGAAGAAGCGTCTGATGAGTAAAACTGCGCATAGAAGACTTTAGCAGAAAGGGTAGAACATGCGAACTATTAAGTTCAGAGCATGGGACAGATCAGAAAACTATTGGGTAGAACTTACTCACTTAACTATCCATATGTCAGGAAATCTTCTTGATGTGCCTTCGGATATCATCCTTATGCAATTCACTGGACTGAAAGATAAGAACGGCAAAGACATCTACGAAGGCGATATAGTGACATCTCATACACCTTTCGATCATTGGCAGGACAAAGTAAGTGTCGTAAAGTACGAAGGTGGCACCTGGAATTATAGTTATGCCTTACAGGAATTTGCTGATACTCCTGAGAAGCAATGGGAAGTCATTGGCAATATCTTCGAGAATAGTGATCTGCTTCCCAAAGATGAGTAGTAAAAGTGCCGATAGTTTACATTGAAGAAGAGGTAAGAGATGCGTTATATCGAAGCTCCACACACCTACACTGGAGATGAAGTGAGCGTTTTCCTTGCAGGGGGCATTACTGGATGTCCAGATTGGCAGCAAGAGATGGGAAGAGCGCTTATGAATACATCCCTGGTTGTATTTAATCCGCGCCGCGCTTCCTTCCCTATTGGAAATAGGAATGCAGCACTAGAACAAATCAGTTGGGAATATGCTCACCTGCGGAAGGCAACCGCCATTTCTTTCTGGTTCCCTTGTGAAACGCTTTGCCCGATTGTGCTCTACGAGCTTGGCGCATGGTCTATGACAGACAAGAAGATTTTTGTAGGTATCCATCCTAGTTATGAGCGAATACGGGATGTTCAGATACAAACTGCTCTTGCTCGTCCCGATGTTCAGGTTGTTTCAATGCTCGCGGAACTTGCACATGAGATTACTGCTTGGCAATTCACCGAACGGGCTTAGGCAATAAAATCCCAAATAGAGTGCGTTGGAATAGAGGTAAAACATGCAAGTAACAGAACAGGATAAAGCGCGGATACACAAAACGGCAGTTGAGGCGGCTATTGTCGAAGGTTGCAGCGTTGAACGGATAGAGGTTGCAATCTATGCTGTTCTTAAAGCCTATAGAAAACAGCAGCGCTATCGCGGCTTCTTTGAGAAAGTAGGCAAGCAGTAGCACACTTGCATGTTTGCCTCGTTCACTATATAATTTCAGCAAGGAACCATCCGAGGGAAGCCATGCTTTGTACAGACACGCAGGGAGAACACCCTGCTATACATATATCGCGGCCCGTCTTAGAGTTAGCGGTTGAACTGGCGCCGATGCTCGATGCTATTCAGATGCATGGACAAGGCGAAGGTCAAATCACGCTGCATGTCAAGCATGGTCACATCCCCATCATCGAATACATGTTCCGGCTATTCCGTGGCAAGAAAAAAGTTATTAACTAGCGTCGTTTAGCAATCTGCGGATCACTGCGGACGCTCTGAGTCTTTCACTTTTCAGGTGAGAGATCGGAGTGTCTTTTTTTATGGAGTCAATCATGGCACGCCGCGCCTGGATACTACGCTACTTGCTTGAGGATGCGCTGCTTGCCATCCTCGTGCGCCTCGTCCTGCTGAAACGGAGGTGGAAAGCATGAACAAGACGATCTTCTATTGCTGCTCGACTTCCTTTACGCTGATGTCTCAAGATGGGCCATATAGTCGATGGTGTTGTGCTCAGTGTGGGCAAGTGTTCTCTATCTCTGCTCCTGCGTCTATTCCAACGCCTCACGAGATGCATACCACTGTCGCTCAACTCGTAAAGCCAACTACCACAGACAACTACGGGAAGCCGGTACAGCCATGACCCTACACTCTCATCTTGATGCCACCACGCAAACATGGCACAAGCCCGATGAGCCTTGGAAAGTAGAATATGCCTAAACTTGCTTCCCATGCGGATTTATGCTATAATAAACCCATAAATAGTATGTTGCCTGAGCGGTGTTTACAGCACCCCCAGGCGTGGATACATCTTTGGAGGAGATGCATCATGGATATTCTACGCCCTGATTCCCCTGATAACAACCTCATGAAGCATTGTACTGTCTGCGATATCCTCTTTCCCGCCACGTCAGAGTTCTTTCATCGTACTAAACATGCAAAATGTGGCTTGATGCCCCTATGTAAGAAGTGTCAGTGTGCCCGTCAGAAAGTCTATGCCAGTCGTCCGGAAACGCGAGAGCGCAAGCGTGCCCGTCAGAAAGCCTATCTGAACCGTCCAGATGTCAAAGAGCGGGATTATAACTATAGGATAGCCTATAACAACCGTCCAGATGTGCAGGAACGCTTGAAATCCTATTATAGTCGTCCGGAAACCCATGTTCTCAAAAGAGCCTATCGCAGTCGTCCAGAAGTCCGGGAATATAACCGTGTTTATCGAAATCGTCCGGAAGTCCGCGAACGAAGTCATATACGCCATCACAGGCGGCGTTCTCGTAACAAGGCTGCTTTAGGTGACTATACTGCTGCACAAATCCAAGCCTTGTTGAAGAAGCAAAAGCACTGCTGCTACTATGCGGCTTGTGGTCATGTCAGATTTCAGTGTGTGAAGGGTAGATATATCTATCATATTGATCATGTTATTCCTCTGAGTCGCGGTGGCTCTAATGATATTAGCAACCTTGTACTTGCTTGCCCAACGTGCAATCTGAGGAAGAATGATAAGTTGCCTCATGAGTTCTTTGAAGGAGGTCGCTTACTTTGAGCATCCAACCCATTAACCACTTAGATGCTACTACCAAGCTATGGAAGCGCAAGGATGAGCCACGCGCCTTCACGCTCAAGTTCGATCAATCCAAACTCAAGAGCGCCAACCCGATGCGAAGGGAAGCGTATAAGGTCAAGCAAGAACTGTTGGGCGTGCAATTCCCCAACGGCGCGTGCATCCTTGATCGCAGTTTCATGTGCTACTTCCCCACTCTCTCAGATTTGGAGGAAAGTTTTCATACGATAGGCCACTATACTCTCACCTGGCACGATGAGATGGAGCAGGCCGAATGACTGAGCAAGCGCCCACCTCCTTAGCATTCACTACCGGCCTGGGCACCTGTACATTCAGGCCGACGCGCATCAAGAACTTGCACATCACTGATTGGTGCGCCTTCTGCAAGAAAGCGAAAGGCTACACCGGCATTATCCTCATCGGCATGGATGACCCCGAAGCGGTAGATGCGCCTGAGTTCTGCATGTGCTGGTTATTCGCGCCGGTGCCGTTGTCTCAACCTGTGCTCACACTCCATCCCTATGCCTCCATTAGCATCAGTGAGTACAATGCGCTCCTGAAACTCCACAATGGTCTTATGAGCGAGTACATGAAACGTGGCGATGTCCTGATGGATGTATTGCACTTCCTGGATGCTATGGCTGATGTAGCAGCGCTTACACCTGCAGGAGTGGCACTCTTGGATGAAGTGCGCGCTGTGGTGGAGGTGGCAGCATGAACTATCCCTCGCGCGCCCGTAACAACAAAAAATCGACAGCAGAAAAAGGATTTAGCACCAAAGCGCGTCAACGCCTCTTCCTCCAAGCATTCGCCGACCATGCCAACGTTCTGCTGGCCGCGCGCGCCGCTCACATCAATCGTACCACCGTCTATACCTGGCTGGAGCGTGATGAGGACTTTAGCTTTGCCTTCAATCAAGCCAAAGAGGATGCCAAAGATGTACTGCGTGCTGAAATCTACCGCCGCGCTGTGGAAGGATGGGATGAGCCAGTGTTCAGCGCGGGCAAGCTCGCGGGCAAAGTGCGCAAGTACAGCGATACATTGCTCATCTTCCATACAAAGGCTCTCATGCCTGAGTACCGCGAGAAACAACAGCTTGACGTGACCAGTCGCATACAGATGCAACGTGACCCGACGTTACAAACACTTACCGATGAAGAGATAGAAGCACTTGAGGCAATCAGCAACCGTATCACGCGCGAGCAAGGCTAATGCCTTGTTACAGCCGCAAAAACTGGAGATCGAGAAACGCGAGCGAGGTCGCGAGAAGTTCCGTTTCTTTGCCAGGTCTGCATGGCCGGTGATCGAACCGGGTACCGATTTGATATGGAACTGGCACCTTGACGTGATCTGCGATCACCTGCAAGCGGTCCATGAGAAGCGTATCAAACGCCTGGCTATCACTATTGCGCCTGGCCATGCAAAGTCCTCGTTTGTCTCTGTCCTCTTCCCGGTGTGGTGCTGGATAAATGACCCGTATAGCAGATGGTTATGCGCGTCCTACTCCCTGGACCTGGCCATCAGAGACAACAAGAACCGCCGTGACCTGATCGAGTCTACATGGTTTCAAGAACGCTATGGCCCGCTCTTCGTCCTGTCCTCATCACAGAACGTCAAAGGGTTCTTTGAGAATGATAAGCGCGGGTACATGATGGCGACGGCAGTGAAGGCGTCCGGCACTGGCCACCGCGCTGATATCGCGATCATCGATGACCCGAACAATGCCATGGCTGGACTTGCAGACATTGAAGCCACCAAAGAATGGTGGGGTAAAACCTGGATGTCCAGACTCAACGACCAGGAAAACGGCCCGCTTATCGTGATAGGCCAGCGGCTCGACGAACGGGATTTGATCGGCCATATTCTCTCACTTGGTGGGTTTGAACACGTCAACTTGCCTGAAGAGTACGAGCCTGGCAGAGCAAGCACAACCTCGCTTGGTGCCTATGATATCCGTACACAAGAAGGTGAGTTGTTGTGGCCTGAGAAGTTCCCGCGAGAAGTGCTGGACAAACTCAAGCGAGAACTTGGCCCGCTGCACTACTCAGCACAGTACCAGCAATCACCTATCCCTGCCGGCGGCTACATCTATCGCGAGAAAGATAGGCGTTGGTTCACCATCGATCAAGCAACTGAGTCATATCTACTCGAAACGCCACGAGGCCGTGTAACGGTTCCTATCAAGGATTGCTGGTATTGTGCAGTGATAGACCTGGCTACCTCACTGAAAACCAGTGCTGACTTCTTCCTGATGGAAACCTGGGCTATCACGCCGTACAACGATGCACTCTTGCTCCATGCGTTGCATGAACATCTTGACTTTCCAGAGCAGCAGAAACAGATACCGCTCATCTTCCAGCGTTTCATGCACTCGATCATCGCAGTGGAGCAGGTTGGCTATCAGCTTGCCATGATTCAGTATCTCGTCTCGATTGGACTCCCTATCAAGCCGTTCAAGCCACAAA